GAATGGGATCCGTTTGAGGAAAATGGTAATGACATGACCATTACTTTCCCTGATGGAACAACAGCCGAGGAACCCGTTGCGGATGAAAACGAAAAATCTGATGAAACGACGACTACAGAATACACATTTGAATCATCGGATTTGACTGCTTTTGCTGCCGGAGCCAAGGGTGACGGAGAAACTGAAAAGGCTGGCACAGATGAATACTTTACATTAGTATACAGCGCAAAAAGTAAAGTTGATTCCAGCTCGAAGACTTGGGATGATGGATATGCATCTTCTCAGCGATTGAATTTAGGCGGTAATGTAAGTACTGAGAAAAATGCAATCAAGTTTACTACATCAAGCAATGAAGCACAGGTTGAAGTGTGGTGGGCTTGTGGCGATAGTGGTCGCCAGATAGCAATACTTGACAGCAATGGAAGTACAGTTGCCATAACCGAGGAGGAAGCGGTTAAGAATTCCGCATACAAATCAACGCTTAAAACTAGTAGTGCAGGAACCTATTATCTTGGAGGAGCCACCGGCAATAACTATATTTTCAAGGTTGTTGTAACAGACGGTGAGCAGGAAGAGGTAACAAGAGCTGACTGGAGCAGTGTGAGTACTCCAGTTATCGAGAGTGTTGCACTTAATGAGAGCGATGCAAATAAAATAGACGTTAGGGTAAATGCACTCATCGGCACAGATGGTGGCGATAGTCTTACAGTAACTATGTATGATGAAGGCGGACTTACAAAAGAAACTTTGAAGTCTACAGCAGAAAAAGAATCTTTCGATTTTTCTTTTACACCTGAATTAAGCGGTAAATATTATTTTGTAGCAACTCTTTCCAGAGAAGATGAAACAGATGTAAAGACAAGTGATGAGTCAGATAAGTATGATTTTGTACTTCCTCTTACAGCTCCACAGTTTAAAAATGCAGTAAATAAGGGAAGTGGAACTGTAACTGTAAAATTCTATTCTGTAAAAGAAGCTACAGAATATACTCTTTTAGCCATTGATACAGAAAATGAATCATCAGAGGTGAAAGCAACCTATACACCTGCAGAAGTTGTAACAAATACTTCAACAGAGTACAACTATACCTTCAAGGGGCTTACAGTTGGCCATGAGTACAAGCTTGTATTATCAGCAAAAAGAGGCGAAGAGACTTCAACTGAAAGTACAATGAATATCGAGGTCACTGAGGATGGGGAACAAGAGTGGACATTCTCTGCATTTGGATCAGGCGTGTCAACTTCAACCAATAAAGCTACAGTAAACGACGATGGTTCTGTAACAGTTGCATCAACCGGCGGAAAAGGAAAACTTGTTCCGGCATCTACTGATGGGCTTGCGTTTTATTACGCAACAATACCGGCAGATAAAAACTTTACTCTTTCTGCCACGGTTAGTGTTGATTCCTGGAAATATTCAAACGGTCAGGAAGGCTTTGGCCTTATGGCAGCAGATACTGTTGGAGTAAACGGAGACTCTTCGGCATTTTGGAATAACTCTTACATGGCAAGTGCTACAAAGGTTGAATATTACTTTGATACAGCTGCGGGAGAAGTAACAGACGATACATCAGCAAGTAAAATTTCAATGAAAATTGGAATTGGTTCACAGCAGAAAATTGGTGTTACACAGGATAATCTGTCCCTTCTTCAGGCAAATGATTCGGCAACAATAACAGGAGAATTCTCATCTACAATGAGACCGCTTGATACATCATGCGGTAGCAAAGGAGCAGGTACATACAATCTTATTGGAAATGAGACTTCAGGCGGTGTGGCATCGACAACTGTAGATAATCCTGTAACAGAATTTAAACTTTCAATAAGAAAGAACAACACAGGATATTTCGTGAGCTACACAGATGCTGACGGAAACACAACAACACAGAAGTATTATGACACAGAGGCTCTTGAACAGCTGGATACTGACAATGTTTATGCAGGATTTTTTGCTTCAAGAAATGCAACAGCAACGTTTAGTGATATTGAACTGACACTTGTTGATCCTGCAGATGATGATTCGGCAGAAGATAAACCAATTACTTATGTAACGCCTAGTTACAAGATTATCTCAGCAACATATTCAAATACTGCTGAGTACACATTGCAGTATACAGGTAATGCAGATGGTGTATTGACAATATCGGATTCAAAAGGTAATAACCTCGTAAATGCCAAAACTGTTGAGGAAAATACAGTAGAGAGCGTTGAAGCAACACTTGATAAAGGAGATAACACCTTTACAGTAACATTTATACCGGATGAATTTTTCCATCCTGAAGATGATGAGTACCAACTCCTCTCGTCATATGAAGCAAGCACATTTACGCATACCGTAAATTACAAGACTATCAGTGATGCAAAAGAGATATATGTATCGCCGGATGGTGTGAGTACAGGTGACGGAACAGAGAGCTCTCCTGTAGATATCTACACGGCAGTGAAGTATGTTCAGCCAGGGCAGACTATAAGACTTGCAGGAGGAACATATTCTCTTAAGAGCACAGTTACAGTTGCAAGAGGAATAGACGGAACATCAGCAAAGCCAATAAAGCTGATTTCTGATTCCGATGACAGAGCAGTATTTGACTTTAACAGTGTATGCGCAGGTTTTGTGTTCGCTGGGGACTATTGGTATATTAGCGGAATTGATTGCACAAAATCAGGTAATTCACAAAAGGGTATTCAGGTATCCGGAAGCCACATTACACTTGAAGATGTCCATGCATATGAAAATGGAAATACCGGCATTCAGGTTAGCAGATATCTTTCTACAGATGAATGGGATGACTGGCCAAGTGATGACCTTATTTTAAACTGCACATCCTACAGTAACGCAGATGCCGGATATGAAGATGCAGATGGATTTGCAGCAAAGCTTACAGTAGCAGAAGGCATAGTATTTGATGGATGTATTTCCTACAACAATGCAGATGACGGCTGGGATCTTTTTGCAAAAGTAGAATCGGGCTGCATTGGTCAGGTTACAATCCAGAACTGTGTTGCATTTGCTAATGGTTACGGCGTAGATGGAACAGATGAAGGAAACGGTAATGGATTTAAAATGGGTGGCTCCAGCATGTCAGGACCTCATAAACTCATCAATTCCGTTGCATGGGGCAACAAGGCCAAAGGTATTGATTCCAACTCCGGACCGGACATTCAGGTATACAACAGTATGTCATTTAATAACGGCGGCAGTAATGTAGCTCTCTATACAAATGACACTGCAAACACAGATTTTTATGTTGACGGTGAGCCATTACATTTTATTAATGAAAGTCGAATTTATTTACAAAGAATGACAGGTGATTAATAATGCAAAAAACGATTAGAATTAATTTAAATGAAAAAGAATTAAATGATTTAACAAAAAGACTAGATAATTGGGCAAAAATGATGGATGATGCTGCTAAAAATATTGTTGATGATTTATCTAAATATAGTGCTAAAAAAATGAGAAATATACATCAACAAAGTAGTTTTAAAAGTAGTACACCAATGCAATTTAAAATTGAAGGAACTGAATATAAAAAAACAGTTTCTATGAGTGGTGAACAAGCGTTGTATGAAGAATTTGGAACTGGTACAATGGGTGCAATGAATCCACATCCTATAAAAAATCAATTTGATTTAAAACCTTATAATAGTGGTAGAACAATAAGAACAGTATCTAAAGGTGTAAGTGAAAAAACAGGCTTACAAGAAGGTACTTTATATTGGACTTATAAAGATGAAGGCGGTCAAACAGTATATACTCAAGGTATTCCTGCATTTAAACCAGGATATGATTCATACCAAGCAACATTAAATAAAACTCCTTCTATTATAAAAAAGAGAATGAGTGAAGTAATTAAAGGAGCATAATATGACTTTAATATATCAAATCGAAGATCAATTAAAAGAATATTTTAATAATAGAACAGATAGTTATAAAAATACAATTATAAAACAAGCATATAAAACTTTACCAAAAGCTAAATATCCAATGATAACTATTGAAGAAATAGATAACAGTGAAGTGCAAGACAGAACAACGGCAAATGGTGAACAAACAACTTTATTAACATATCAAATAGTATGTTATAGTAGAGATACACAAGAATATGAATATGTTGACAGTGCAAGATTTATGGGAAATTTAGTTAATGATTTTATAATGGAAAATTACAAAATGAGAAGACTAGGTTCTCCTGTATCTCAACCATATATAACTGATAATACAGTTATGACATGTATTCAAAGATATAGTTGCGTATATGATAAAGAAACAAATTTAATATATAAAAATTAAAAATAAGGAGGAAAAATAAATGGCAAACGCAATTTATTTAAGTACTATTGGAGTACATTTAAAATATGCTGTTGAATCATCAGCAGGAACAAGACCTACAGCAGCAGCAGATTATACTGATTTGGAAGGAGTAAAATCAATACCATCTTTAAATCCAACACCTGATAACCTTGAAACAACTACTTTAAATGAAACAGAATATAAAACATATATTCCAGGTTTAAAAGATTTAGGTGGAGCACTTTCATTTACATTTAACTTATCACAAGCTTTAAAAGATGCTTGGGAAACATTAGTAACAGCAGATGCAACTGCAAGAGCTGCAGGAAAAAGAACATGGTTCTTAGTAGAAGTACCTGGATTAACAGAAGGATTATATTTCCCAGGACAACCTTCACCAATGGGATTACCAGAATTAGGAGTAAATGAAGTAGCAGAAGTTGAAAATTCTATTACACCAACTGGAGCTCCAGTATGGGAAGCAAAACCAACAGGTGGTTCTTAACTTTAATAAAAATATAAGGAGATAAAATATGAGTAAGAAAATTGAATTTGAATATGAAGATAAAAAATATATATTAGAATATAATAGAGATGCAATAAAAATAATGGAAAAACAAGGTTTTGATTTAAATAGTTTTACAGAAAAACCAATGTTAATGTTAGATATAGCTTTTCAAGGTGCTTTCATAAAAAATCATAGAACTATTAAAACTGTGAAAGTAGAAGAAATTTATACTATTATGGAAGATAAAGAAAAGTTAGCAAAAACTCTATTAGAAATGATACAAGAAACCTATGAAACATTATTTGAAACTAAAGAAGACGAAAATGGAAAAAACATAGGTTGGAAGATAGTTTAATTTTTAAAGAAATTAAACCTGTAGAGCATATCTTCCTTTATAAAAAACGCATCCTCCAGGCACGGC